CCTGCGTGGACTGCTTCTTCGTCAGAGGCAAAGTCGTGGCGCCGGATTTGTCCTTCGCCGAAATCCATGACCGCTTTCAGGATGCGTTCCGCGTCAGCTCCGTCTTTACGAGGGACTTTGGCAGCAGAAATATGCGCCATTGGCAGATTGGAGGTAAATAATATGTCCGGAGGTTTTGCCTGGTCCCCTCATTGCAGACGGTTTCAAAAACAGTTCCATCAGGCCCAGCTGTGGCTCGATGACCGCGTCCTTCAGGACGCCGCCCCCTTTGTCCCCATCAGAACCGGTAAGCTGCTGCGCAGCGGTCAGTCCGCCCCCGGCGGCGGTGCGGTACTGTGGTCCGCACACTACGCCGCACCGGTGTACTACCGCAAAATACATAAAGGCTCCGGTAATCATCCAGACGCGCAGAGGCTCTGGTTCGAGGCGGCTAAGGCAAGGTGCGGTCAGGATTGGGTCAGAGGCGTGCGGATGCGGGCGGGAGGCGGAGGATGAGTCCAGTGAATAACGCCGTCTCCGGCGCAGAGTCCGTCAGAGCCGCTCGCGCGCTGCTCAAGTGGTTCAATTCCTGCGGCCTCCTGCCCAAATACGTGGGCCGGATCGAGGCAGAGTACCTGTCCAGCTGCACCAGCATGGGGCTGTTCTCCGCCGCAGCCCCCGTTAAAACCAAAACCTTTATCAGCGGCGCTTATGAGGCCCAGTTCCAGTTCTCTTTGCAGTACCGTACCGCCGCCGCCAGCTCCGAGGACCGGCTCAATGCGTTGGATACCCTCAGCGCAATCGCCGCATGGGCCGAGCAGAGTCAGTCCCTGCCTAAAATGGGCCGCGGGCTGCGCGCAATCCAGGTGGAACGGTCCTCCCCAGCCGTCCTGACCGCACGGTATGAGGACGGCAGCGAGGATTATCAGATCCTTATGGTCCTGTCCTATCAGGCCAATCCCTATCACTTATTCTACTGAAAGGATTTTTTACTATGTCTGAGAAAAGAAGCGCATTTTTACTCTTTGTCAACACCGCCCCCGGCGAAAACACCGGTACCTACGCCCTCGTCGGCGACGGCGTTACGGAATTGTCCATCTCCTATAACCCCCAGACCAGCACCGAACAGTTTATCCATCAGGATACCGCCAACACGGAGCTGACCGGTTATCAGCCCAACGCTCCCGTTACCGCCCAGGTCGTCAAGGGGGACGCCGCCTTCGAGTTCATCAATGGACTGCGCAAACGCCTCCCCATCGGAAGCGGCGCACACACCGATATCGTTATGACCGATATCTTTGAAGGCGCATCCAGCGGCGGTTATCCCGCCGCGAAGCAGCCCGTCTCTATCCAGATTGACAGCTATGGCGGCGCCGCCTCCGATCCGCTGGCAATCTCCTACACCATCAACTGGCGCGGCGAGGGCGTCGAGGGTACCTTTAACCCCGATACCAAGGCGTTTACGCCCCGCGGAAACGCCGGAGAGGAGGGATGAGTATGGCCGGTATCCGCGTATCTGCCTCCATTAAAAAAATCGAGGTCAACGACCAGGGGGACTGCATTACCCTCAATTTCAGCGACAACAGCTTCCCCGACCGCTTCTTTACCATGCTCGACCATATCCAGAAACGGGCGGAGGACGCGCAGGCCCAGGAAAACGAAATCCGGGAACACTGCGAGGCCGGAGACGCCGCGCGGACCGCTGCCGCTATGTACAGAGAGTTCCACGAGGACGTGATGCGGGAGGTCGACGCGCTCTTTGGCGCAGATACTTGCAGAAAGGTCTTTGGTGAGATCGTACCGGGAATCGAGCTCTTCGACGACTTCTTCTCCCAGCTCCTCCCCTACTTCGAAGCCTACAACCGGGAACGCGCCGAAAAGCTGGGCCGCTACAGCGCAGCCAGAACCGCCAATGTTTAACCCCCTCCTGGACAGACTCCCAGAGGATTACAACGGCTGGCTGATTCGAACTGATTTCCGGATCGGCGTGCAGATTCAGCTCTGCATCGCCGACCCGGAGTTGGATGACTGCGATAAAACCGCCGTCGCGCTGGGCCTCCTCTACGGAAACGGCGTACCGGACTTCCAGACCGCCGTGGAGGGGCTGCGCTGGTTCCTCGCCTGCGGAAATCCTGCAAACGAGGAGTCCGACGGCCCACAGGACGCCGTGTTCTCCTTCGAGCAGGACGCGCCGCGGATCGTCTCCGCTTTCCAGAAGGTGTTCGGTCGGGATATCAGCCGGGAACGCCTCCACTGGTTCCAGTTCGTCCCTATGTTGGGCGATCTGGCCGGAACCGCCTTTACCAGCGTGATCGATATCCGGACCACCGACGCCGCCAGCATCTGTGAGAAAAAACGCGCCGAGTTCCGCAGAATGCAAAAGCGGTTCGCCCTGGCTGAGCAGTACACCAGAGAGGAACAGGCCGAAATCCAGTCCGTTCTGGAACGAGTC